AAGAAAAGTATGGCTCACCAAGAACATTCTCAGTGGCCTGGGCCAAGAATCAAAAGAAAGAAGTCATAGACATTGTGAAGAAACTGTTGGATGCACGTGGCTTCAATCAAGGACTCACACTCAGTGTGCAGAGCCTGGACCATGACGTGTTGGAAAACATTCGCCGCAAGAACATGGAAATGAACAAGCTGAACGAAGTGTTTGAACTGTGCGACCAACGCAACATTCCTGCGTACACAGAACTGATCCTGGGCTTGCCTGGTGAAACACTGGAGTCTTGGAAGAAAAACTTCTATGCACTATACGAACTGAATCAGCACACTGGTATCACAACATTCCAAGCACAGTTGTTGGAAAATGCTGAAATGAACTTGTTGCAAAAGAAACTGTTCAAGATCACCAGCCAGCCTGTGACAGACTACTTTGCTGGCAGTTACAGTGTGGAACACATTGAAGAAAGCATTGACGTCATCACAGGCACCAAGGACATGCCCACGCCAGTGATGTTGGATGCACAGATCTTTGCTTGGTTCCAGACCACATTCCACATCAATGGATTTGCTACCCTGGTTGCAAGGTTTATCAACAAGCACTTGGGTATCAGTTACAACGACTATTACGAAGATTTGTTTGCATACTTTATGACCAATAACTGGGTGAAGAAAGAAGAACAAGAGGCTCGTCAATACTTTAGCAATTGGATGACCACTGGCAAGATCAACCACCCCAAGATTGGTGTAGAAATACATGGCTGGAACATCATTCATAGAACTTCCATGAACATGCATCAAGAAGACCGTGTGGATGAGCTGTATGACTTCTTGGAAACATTTTTACAACGCTACGATTTGCCAGAAGAGTTGTTGGCCAGTTTGATGAAACTGCAAAGAAACTACTACATCAAATACAATGATAGACACAGCTACCCCATGAATTTGGAATTGGACTACAACCTTTGGGATTATTTGAGTTTTAATCAACCATTGGAAAAAACAACAACACAATATCGCTTGGATTTTCCCGAAGACAAAACCATGAGTTTGAATCGTTTCTTGGAATTGTTTTACTTTGCAAGGCGCAGAAACTTTGGCAAAGCCACAGTGGATCGTATTGGCATTGAAAATGTCAAAGGCACTCGTCGTGGTGCAGGTGCTGCCAAAGCACAAGGATCATTCTCTATAAAGAAAAAACAACTGGCGGTATAATATCTGCTTTACCAAGTTGGATGACAACGCAACAAACTTGTGTTATCATACACAATGACAGTATTGATCTAAATACCTTAGTTAAACAATTACAAGGAACACAATGAAACTCAAAGTATCAGAATTATTTTATTCAGCACAAGGCGAAGGACGCTATGTTGGCGTTCCCTCAGTATTTTTGCGCATGTTTGGATGTAACTTTACCTGCTCAGGGTTTGGTTGTAAACCAGGTGAGAAGAGCACAGAAGCAGACGAAGTGGCCAAGACTGTGGAGTTGTACAAAACTTTTGAAGAGCTGCCCTTGGTGAGCACAGGTTGTGACAGCTATGCATCATGGCATCCAGACTTCAAACACTTGAGTCCCACATACACCGTGGAAGAATTAGTGGATCGGATGACTGCACTATTGCCCAATGGTTCATGGCTACAGCCCAATGGCAACATTGTGCATCTGGTGATCACAGGTGGTGAGCCCTTGCTAGGTTGGCAACGTGCATACCCTGAGTTATTGGATGCCTTGGCAGAACGTGGCCTGCGACACATCACATTTGAAACCAATGGCACTCAAGAACTCAGCACAGAATTCAAACAGTATTTGAACAACTGGTTTGGTGAGATCACATTCTCAGTCAGTCCTAAATTGAGCGTGAGTGGCGAATCGTGGGCAGATGCTATTAAACCTGATGTGGTATGGGATTATGAAACACATGGCGTAACCTATCTCAAGTTTGTGGTGGAAAAAGCCGAAGACTTTGATGAAATGGATCGCGCAGTGTATGAATATCGAACACGTGAGTTTGGTGGTCCGGTGTTTGTGATGCCTGTGGGCGGTGTGGTGTCAGTGTATGATGGCAACAGGATCAATGTTGCAGACGAGGCACTCAAGCGCGGCTACTGGTATAGCCCAAGACTACATGTTGACCTCTGGGGCAACGGATGGGGCAAATAATGGGATGGTTTGACCGATTTAAGAAAAAGCCAGAACCTGTGGCCAAAGAGGAAAAGGTTGTGCGTGTGCCCAAGGCACCCGAAAAAACTGCCAAGCAGATTGCCACAGAGAACAATGAGCCTTATGTGGCCATTGTGAGCATGGACATTGATCCTGCCAACTTGCATCAAGGCGCATTTGAACTAGACTGGAATGAGATATTCATTGCACGTTTAGTCAAAGCAGGCTACATGATGAAGCCCACAGACGCAGACTCAGACATTGTGGATCGTTGGTTCCAGAATGTGTGCAGACACGTTGTAATGGAAACATGGGAACAAGATCAAGCCATGCGCAACTCAGTGAGTGGTTATGTTCACACCAGAGACCTTGGCGACGGACGCAGTGAGGTGAGATAAGGAAATATCATGATAGATGGAAGACGTGTGGGCTTTACAGCCTCAACCTTTGACTTGTTGCATGCTGGACATATCAGCATGTTGCGTGAAGCCAGAGAAGAATGCGATTATCTAATCTGCGCATTGCAGAATGATCCCACCCTGGATCGACCCAACAAGAACCGACCAGTGCAGAGTATTGTGGAAAGACAACTGCAACTGATTGGTTGCAAGTATGTAGATGAAGTCTGGGTCTACAACACCGAAAAAGATCTAGAAGATCTGTTGTTGGTGCTGCCTATTGATGTGCGTATCTTGGGTGTAGAGTACGAAGGCAAAGAGTTCACAGGTCGCGAGATTTGCCATAAGCGAGACATTGAACTGTATTTCAATGGTCGTGATCACTCATTCAGTAGCAGTGAACTACGCCAACGTGTGGCACAGGCCGAAGATTTGAAGCGGAAACTGGAATCCTGGGAACCAGTGGGTGCTGACGACACGGGCGGTCCCAGTCCCAGATGATATTATATGCCAACGGTTGCAGTCATACCGCAGCCGCAGAAGCAGTGGTGCCAGATTCGTTTGCTGTGGATGATGGCCGGGCTGGAATAGATCGACGCCCACATCCCTTAAACCTAGCAGCCAGTTGGTGCTCACATCTTGCTCATGATCTTGGAATGACGTTGGTCTGTGATGCAGAGTCAGCCAGCAGTAATGATCGCATTGCAAGAACCACACGAGAATGGATTGCTTGTAATCCAGACCAATTGCATGATGTGTTTATGATTATACAATGGACCACATGGGAACGTGAAGAGTGGTGGCACAACAGCACTTGGTATCAAGTCAATGCATCTGGGCAAGATTGGGTTCCTACAGAGCTACAACAGCAATACAAGAAATTTGTGATTGACGTAGATTGGGCACAAAAGACTCAACAAGCGCATGATCAAATTTGGGCCTTGCATACTGAATTACAAGATTTAAAGATTCCACATTTGTTTTACAACGGATACAGCACTTTTGAGCGTGTCCAAAATCAGCATGTTTGGGGAGCCAACTATTTGGAACCTTACAGCAAACAGCACTCTTATCATGCAATTTTACAACAAAATGGGCATGTTCCCACAAAAGGTTACCATTTTGATGCCAAAGGCCATTGCTTTTGGGCCAAGTATCTGTTACAATACATCAAACACAACAACTTGGTAACACACAATGCGCTATCTACTGATTGATACCTCTAACATGTTTTTCCGGGCGCGACACCAAGCACATCGTGCCGCAGACACATGGACCAAACTGGGCTTTGCCCTGCACCTTACCTTGATGAGCGCAAACAAAGTGGCACGTGATTTGGGTGCTGATCATGTGGTATTCGCACTGGAGGGACGTAGCTGGCGCAAAGATCACTACCGACCCTACAAAGCAAACCGTGCAGTGGCACGTGGGCAAATGAGCGAGTCAGAAGCAGAAGAGGACAAGCTGTTCTGGGAGACCTATGATGAGCTGACTAAATACTTGTCTACAAAAACCAACTGTAGTGTCGTTCGTTGTGCCACAGCAGAAGCAGATGATATCATTGCACGTTGGATTGCATTACACCCCCAAGATGAACACGTAATTGTTAGCTCAGACAGTGACTTTGTGCAGTTGATCGCACCCAATGTAAAATTATACAATGGTATCAATGATCACTTGTTCAGTGTTGCGGGTGTTACAGACGCAAAAGGCAAAAACTTGGCATTTACTATTGAGAGCAACTCAAAGATCAAGGTTGGCAAAGCCGATGCCAACTTTGTGCCTCCCGCTGACTATCAGAAGTGGGTGTTGTTCTTGAAGTGCATGCGTGGTGATCCTGGTGACAATGTGTTCTCAGCCTATCCTGGTGTGCGAGTAAAAGGCACAAAGAATCAAGTGGGACTTACAGAAGCATTTGAAGATCGTGACCGACGTGGCTATGCGTGGAACAATCTCATGTTGCAACGTTGGATGGACCATGAATCAGTGGAACGCAAGGTCTTGGATGACTATGAACGCAACCGCACCTTGATCGATCTCACTGCACAGCCTGATGATGTCAAAGCAGTAGTAGATGAAGCCATACGTGAGCAAATCAGTCACAAGGACGTGGGCATGGTGGGCGTCCACTTCATGCGATTCTGTGGCAAGTACGAGCTCACCAAACTCAGCGACTATGCAGATGCCATAGGTCGCTGGTTGAACGAAACATACAAAGGAGTATTGGATGATCGAAGCAAAGCCCATAGTGGATAAAAAGTATTGGATCTTGAAGCAAGACGATCGCAAGGTTGGTGTTGTGGAGGCTGAAGGTGATGGATACACTGTGCGCATCAATGACCAAGTTGGTAAGTTTAAAACCATTCCCATGGTGCGTAAAAAGGCCAATATTGAATTTGCTCCACCTGAGAAAACCACAAAGCCTGCACCAGATCAAGTGCATGGATTTGAAACAGGATGCCGAGCATTCAACCCCATGTGGGATGTCAAACATCGACTACCATTGTTTACAAAAGAACGCAAAAGCAAGTCATGGTATGCCGCAGGTTGGTATGCTGTGAAACAACATCGTAGTTGGAAACTGATTCGCAACCCAAAGTTAATTGTGTTGGAACGTTACCAATACCAAGGTCCATTTCATACTCAGGAGGCAGCACGTGACAAATCCCTTTCGTGATCAAGAAAAATTCATGCGGGCCTGTGACCAGTCAGTCGACAGTTTTAACGCAGACCAATTCAACATGTATCTGACACTGATTGAAGAAGAAGCAGATGAATTGGGTGAGGCAATAAAAAATCATGACCAAGTTGAAACACTAGATGCCCTGATTGACATTCTTGTGGTCACAATTGGTGCTATTCATTCAGCAGGATTTGATGCCGAAGGTGCCTGGAAAGAAGTCATGGCCACCAACTTTGCCAAGATTGATCGTGAAACAGGCAAAGTGCGCAAACGTGAAGATGGCAAAGTGCTCAAGCCCACAGGTTGGCACCCACCTGTGTTGTCACCGTATGTGACCAAAAAATGAGTTTGCACATACACAGATTTGTGGATTCAATCAAAGCACACGAAGCACGTGGGCAACGGGATTTCACCATGCCCATGCGTGATGCCAAAGACTTACATGCAGACATCACTAAACTGTTGATTACATTGGAACAAATGCGTGAACAATCAGCACGTGGTGCGGAAGTGGTAGAAGTGCAGGTCACTGGGGGTAGTTTTAAATCTGCATAGTTATTGGCATAAATAAACATGGAGTTTAATATGTCAAGACCAAAGCCAACAGTGCTGATTGAGCACACCAACAAACAGACCTACAAGACAGAACAAGTGCTGGCCTCAGAAGGTGTGTGGGCTGTGTTCTTTGATTCAAAGCCCATCAATCTAAAAACCAGCAACCTGCTGACACAATTTCCTGGTCCCAAATACAAAAAGGTATCGTTCTCCAACCCCGGACATGCTATCAATTTGGCCAGAAAACTCAACACACAATTCCGAACAGACAAATTTTCAGTTGTGCTGTTAAAGCAAGGGGATAAGATCTATCCCAATGCTCAATAAACTCGCACTCACTCGAGAACTCATAACTCGTTATCCCGACGCCCCCGCCTTGGATGAAGCCATGGTCACTTGGTGGCAAAATATCAGGGATGATGGAGGATTGAGATTGACCTATGAAGGTTTTTATGTGTTTGAGAACTTGTTGGAATTGGACAGTTACTCATTTGACCTGCCAGAAAAGTTGTTGACTCCCAAGAACTTGTTGGCCATGGATCGGCACATGACTTGTCCTTACTACATGGTCAACAATCGCAAGCTCAACAAACTGGTGATGTTTGGTAGCCGGGAAGCCATGATGGCTGTGCTACACGGCAACATGCAACAGTTTATCAACAGTTTGACCTATTAATACTCAAGTATTACTTTTTTCTGCCCCAAAAAGTAATACTTTTTTAGTATTACTTTTCGGTTGACCAAAATTGCCCGAAATGCTATAATACACACATGATAAGAAAGAAACGCACCGATCGCACCCACATTGTATACATGATCCAAATTGGATTGGAGTATTACATTGGTATTACCGCTAAAACTCAGCGCACAATCAACATGTCGCTTCGTAGCCGTGTGAACAAGCACATCTACCGCGCCCGCACTGAGGACAAGAGCTGGAACCTGTACGAAGCAATTCGTGCCGCAGGCGAAGCCGCTGTAAACTACGCAATCGTGGACATTGTGCGTGGCAAAGATGTTGCACACAAACTAGAGCGCGAGTTAATACGAATGTATGCACCTGCATTGAACACTGATGTGCGCATGAAAGCGGTTGCACAATAATTCACTGAGTGTTATAATAGTCACATAACGAGCAAAAAGGAGTCAGCAATGGAACAGTTCAAAAGTTGGGAAGAGATGACTGCGCTTGAGCAAGCCCAATGCACTTATTGGGACATCTACAAAGACGCTTATGGCGTTCGTCCCCGCGGTGTTGACACCAGCACCTGGAC